ATTGGATAAACGATGCTAACACTTGGAGCGTGTTTATCAAGATGACCATTAGCACTGAGGACGGAAAGTCGGTCTACAAGCAGCTTGAAGAATATGATAAAGCGGCTGATGATGCTTGGAAGACAATGCAGCGTCTTGACAAGCGCATTAGTCAACTAAGAAAGAAAGGTGCAAAGGAAATCGAGGGTGCTGAAACTGGTGCAATTGATTTGAGCAGAGTTAGTGCGGACGACAAAGAACTTACAGAAGCACTTAAAGAGCGTACTCAGGCACAAAAAGATTACAACAACGCCATTGAAAAAGGAGGAGAATCAAAGAAATCCGATGCGGCCGCAAGCAAAGCACAAAAACAGGCCGAAAGCGAACTTGCAAAAGCTCTGAAAGACGAGCTAAAACTAATTGAAACAGTTCGTAGTTCATACAAGGAACTAACAAAAGAAGGTGCAAGTCATACTGATGCAGTCAAAAAGTCTGTTTCTGGCTACGAGAAGTCCGCTGCAAACATCAATGCCGTACTTAATAAATATGGCATAGGGCTTGACTTGTCTAAGTTCGCTGGCATATCTAATCCGCACGAACTACAAAAGATGTTGCGTGAACAACTTAACGCGCTTGTGGGTAAGGCAAAGCCCGCAGAGATACAAGCACTTGAAGTTGAGATTAAAAAGGTTAATTTGGATGTCGAAAAGTACGACCTAACCAAGATTACCAAGGGCTTGAACAGTGAACTTGACAGGTTAAAAGAAGAATACGAGTTAGCGGTAAGTCTTGATGCAGACCCCGAAATGGGAAATATGTTTGCGGAAATGTTCGGAATTGACACAACCGATTTTCCAAGAACGATTGACGAGTTTATGTCTCGCGCACAGCAAAGATTCGACGATGCAAGAAAAAAGTTTAACCTTGCTGCACCGCTTAACATATTCACCGCAAACACAAGCCAATGGTATGATTGGGGTAAAGCAGTTGGATATTCAACGGAGCAAGTTGATAATTTCAAGAAACAGTTTGACGGCTCTGTTGGCATTGCTAAGAAGTGGGCACAAGACACTGCTAAACAAGTACAAGACCTGCAATACAAACTTTCCGACAATAATGGCAAGATTGCTATCGAGGAAGAAAAACTCGCAAACCTACGTCAGCGGCTTGCACAAGAAACCAACGACAAGCAAAGAGAGTTACTCAATCTGCAAATACAAGACCAGCAAAATGCCATTGCAAAGCTAAAAGAAGAGATTTTGCAAATGCTTCCTACATATCAACGTTTGTTTGGTGATGTTGCGGAACATAGTGCATATATGACACGACAACTTGCAAAGGACTACAAGAAGATGCTTACGGACGCACAAAAGCGTGGCGCAAATGCTGATGGTACATATACTATAACAGACCCGCTTAACGGCAAGTCTACAAGCATTTCCAAAGACCGTCTTGGTAAGGAGATAAAGAGTGTTGACAAGGAATTGCGTAACACACAGGGAACCGTTGAAAAGATAACGGAAGCGTTTACAAAAGGAGGGGATGGCGTTGTCGATTGGGCACATGGCATCGAACTTGTTGGTGGTGAGTTACAAAAGATGAGTGAACTTGTTGGCGTTGTGTCAGAAATCGCGAGTGCTTTCGGTAATCCTGACGAATATAACGAAACAGCGGAGGTTCTTGGTGACATTGGCAACACTATTGCTGGGCTTGGTCAGGCTGCACAGGGCGTGGCACAGATTTACAGCGGCGATATTATCGGAGGCGCGACAAATGTCATTAAAGGACTGTGGACTTCTATTAGTACATGGTTTGATAATAGCGACAAAAGAATACAGCAAAGCATTAAGGATAGCGAGAAAGCCGTTAAACGCCTCGAACTTGCATACGTTGATTTGCAACAGGCAGTTGACAAGGCTTATGGAACGGCAGTCATTGGTGCAAAACAAGTAATCATCGCAAATAAAGAACTACAACTTGCCGAGATACAGCGTCAAATCGAGCTTGAAAAATCCCGCAAAGGCAAATACCGTGACGAAGATAAGATTATCGACCTACAGAAGCAATACAAGGAACTATTCTATGAAATCAAGAACGGCTACACGGAGATTGTTGATGATTTGATGGGCACAGACGTTGCGTCATTTGCCGAAAATCTTGTCTCGTCAATGATTGACGCTTTCAAGCAAGGCGAGGACTATATGAAAGTATTCAGTGATAGTTTTGACGAAATGATTGACAATATGATTATGAAATCTATTGTCGGTCGTGTGGTGTCGCAATATCTTGATTCTATATGGGAAGATTTAGACAAACATATTAACGAACGGACAAAAGAAGAAAGCGAAGATGCTGCAAAGGCTCATAATGAAGCCGTTAGACGCGCAGGACTTTCAAATGATGAAGCAAGACAAGAAATTGCTTCCTCACGTAGTCATGGCTTTGTTGAATATATGAGAGCACTTGTGTCGGTAACGCAAAAAGACATTGATGATTACAAGAAAGCCGCCTTAGAAGAAGAAAAAGCCATGCAAGCAAGGCTTGAAGCCGCAAGTGCTTTCACTGGTTCTGATGTGGACTATGTTATGCAAAGAGTTACGGAGGTGATGCCTGAACTTGGGCAAAAACTAAAGGATATACTTGGCGAATACTACAAGTTTGGTGAAAGTTCAGAAACGCAGTTGTCGGCCTTGCAACAGGGATTGCAGGGCGTAAGCGAGGAAACGGCTGGGGCTGTCGAAGCTTACCTCAATGGTATGTCGCAGCAGGCTTATCTTAGAAATGATTTGTTGACACAGATTCGTGATGCTGTTGTTGGTTTCAACCTTGATGTTCAGGTAGCAACGATGAGTCAAATACTCTTGCAATTGCAATCATCCTACACGGTTCAGATGTCTATACAAGGTATATTGGAAGGGTGGAGTTCTCCAAGTGGACTTGCCGTTCGTGTAGAAATGCAATAAAAATATTTGGTTATAAACAAAAAAGTTATTATCTTTGCACTATGGATAAGAATATGTTACAATTTTATAAGACTGCATTAAGCGGGGGATTAACAACCCCGCTATGCAGTTCATACAAAGCCGCTTGGAGGAAATGCGGTGATGATAAGGAAATGCTTATACGGCTTTCTCTCTCTCAACAATCAATCCCGTACGTTGCCACGCACGCTTACAAGAAGATGGGGTTGACAAAGGAATACATCAAAAGCACTTTCAAGGATTACATTAACGGACGCATATTCAATGACTGTGATGATGTACAGGGCTACACCTATGCACTCTATGTTGACTGGGATTACGAAAACGACCTTGATGTAAAGACCGATGTTGCAAGCATTATGTGGACTGTTGGTGCAAATATTATTGTGCCACAAACAAAAGCACCTACCATCTATATCAGCAACCGCAGCAACGTTCATTTGGTTGGTGATGGTTACAACAACATCAATATAAAACTGTTTGACAAGAGTAAGGTTACAATAGAAGACTTGGATGAAAACAGTGAGGTTGTGGTCTACAAATATTCCGATGATGCACAAGTGGAACTTGGTAAATACTGTTTAGGCAAGGTAAAAGATTTTAGAAAGGATTTACGGTTATGAACGATAGCAGGAACAGGTATTTTGTAAAGAACACGGAAGATGGAACGTTTCAAGATATAACGGTGCTTTTTGACGGTGTTGCTGTATTAAAGGTTGATGGTATGCTTGCAAAAGGCAAGCCCGTAAATATATATACCGCACAGTGGATTGACAGCCAGAAGGAAGATTTCATGATTACCACTCTGGATGATAACGACAACCCCGTTGTGATTCGAGAGAACGTTGATATAGAAATAACGTTTATTGTACGTCAAAAATATGCTAATTTGGTAATTGACGTGCAAGACGTACATGACAGGTTTGTAGAATACATGACTGACAGTGACGTATGGCTAAAGTCCGCATATCTTGGTAACAGGTATGTGCATTGTGTTTGTTTGTACGAATACAAGCCTACCACCGTGCATTTGCAAAGGGGCGGCGATTCCTATATTATGGGTACGCTAAAACTCCACACACTGAACACTCCAACAAGTTAGGTTAAGTAGGTTATAACTTTCTGTCTATGAAAATCTTTTTTTCTTCGATTAAAAAAGCCGCCAAATCCGTGAGGACTAAGCGGCTTTCACACTATAAAAACAAATGGCTAAAATATCTTTTTCCACCAAGGTGTTTTTAGTTTAGCGACCTTTAGTTCCAATTCGTCGATTAGGTTTTGGTTTGCATTCGATTTTGATACAAGTTCTGCATTCATTGCAGAAAGTTCCTGTACCTGTGCCTGTAAACCAATAATGGTCTTGTTCTTTTCTTCGATTACCGCAATGCGCTTTTCATTAAGACTATCGCCTTCCAAGTCCAATTCCTTGTAGTGTGCGACGCGCTCGGCGAGTTGTTTGTTTCGTCCCTTCAGTCCTGCTGCGACTTTCTTCCAATGTTCAAGGTCTGCGCACAGTGCGGAATTGTCGGCATCCACCATAGCCAAACGTTGCTCCAAGTCCTTGATTTTCTCTTCCTGTGTCATAATTACATGTAATTTAAAAGTTAGACATAAATTTATTGTGTAACGTTACTATATTAAAAGTCTGGTTGGTTATACGATTCCAAGTCGGGTGATTCCGTGCTGTTAAGTTGGCTATCTTTAATCATTTTCTTTTCCTGTCGCACGCTTGTACGTTGGTATGCTGCACGGTCGATGTTCTTACCAAGTATTGTTATTCCCTCGACGATATTCCCTTCGTGGTCTTTAGCATAGGGTTTCGGTATGCCGTATATATTCACAAGCATACCTTTGGCAAAGAACTTTGTGATATACGATGCCATGCCTTTAGGGAAGAGTATTTTCCACATCAGCACCTCGTTATCCACGACCTTTCCAGAACCATCCTTATATCCATTGCATACCTCGCTAACAAAAACGAACACTGCCGTTTCCGTGTACTTTATCGTTTCGATATGTCCGTTTAGTGTAAACACCGCCATAACTTTTCGTTTAAGCTACTTTTTAGCCGTTTTAAGCGCATTTCTATGCAAGGGTGGTGCAGTTGACTACCAATGCAACAAAATGCGCTTGTAGGGCTTTATTCTTCATTTCCGTATTCAAGTTCGATAAGTATGTCAATACAATGCTTTGCCTTTTCCAAATCCACCTTACCCGCTTTATCACGGAAACGTGTAACGTATTTCACAACTGAAAACTGCAAAGGGTCAAGATGGTTCTTGAAAGCATATTCCATCGGTTGAATGGCCAATTTAGAGTAATGATTGCCATCCACTTGCTTGTTTAATGCGCTATCTCTTTTCATATCTTTCATCTACATACTTTATTTCTTTTTTGTTTTTCGTAACACCACGTAAAGCGTTACTTATTGTTTGTAACGACACTTTTAAGTCTTTTGCTGCAAGACTTTCGCTATCGTATGTTTTGCCGTTTTGTCCGCAATAGACCTTTCTATGCAATTTGTTTCTAATAATGTTTAATCTGTTCCCATACGTGTTATTATACAACGCAGTACACCATTCAAGGTTCAATACATTATCATTGTCTTTTATTTCGTCTTTGTGGTTGACAAATGGAAGGTTTTGTGGGTTTGGGATAAATGTTGTCGCAACCAATCTACAAACACGCAAATAAGTTCTTTGTTTGTCCTTTTGTAATACAACTCTACAATATCCATCACTGTCCTTTCCCTTTTTCAAAACCCTTTCTTGCCTAACAACATTCAATCTGCCATATTTTACATTTCTTTTTAAAGATTTTACATTCCCTAAGTTTGACACTTGGTATAACCCTTCAAACCCAACTATATCTTTCCAAAACTCGTTCATCTTATTTTTCTTTTTCGTATTGAAACAATAATCCGACTATTGCACGACACAAGTCATATTGCGACTTGTCCTTTGGTAGTTTATCCCAATTATGGCAAAGCCAGTCGGCAAGTTTATCCATGCCGCCGAGTTTTGACAATGGTGTTTCTTGAATGTCGCTTGCCTTTAGGCACATAAAACAGTCGTATAGATATTTACCAGTTGAATAGGACTTGCCGTATATGTGCTTAACAATGACCCACACACCTTCTTCAAGACCTTTATCAAAACACATCGACTGTGGTTCGTACAGAACTTTCTTTCCGCGCTGTACTTTTCTGTATAGCACGTTATCAAAAGGAGGTTCAGGCTCTTGATAAGCCTGATACCTTCCGTTTGGCAGTTTGACGTACAGTTTCTGCTTTTCCATAGACACCAATCAGTTTACATCAACCTTACGGCCACCTTTCTTGTTTCTCTTTGGTCTTGGGATGCCGTGTTCCTTGCGGTACTTAATGGCACTGTCGTTGTTGCATTCGCGCATGAACTCACAGTTTTCGCAATCTTCGACAATCTCATCGTCTTCATCATCATCGTCATTGTCTTTCAAAAGACCGTCTTTTTCAAGTACGCCTTTCAGTAGTTCTGTGGCAAGTTTAAGACCTGCGATAGAATGTGATGCCTGTACCATTTTAAGTGCCTCAAGGATGATGTTTGTCGCTCTGTCCATTCCTTCGTCGCCTTTGCCTTTAAGCGAAAGTTCAAGCATGGCAGCAAAAGTGCAGATGATATTCGTGTCATCATCGCCAGTAGTAAGGACGCAAACATCTTTTTCGTCCTCGTTCAGATAGATTGCAAACAGCGTCTCGTTCTCGCCGAGTTTCTTGGCAATCTTTTCAAGTTCTTTTCCAACATTAAAATCCTTTGTTTTCATAACGTAAATAATTAATTAATAAATAAAATAAATTGTGTTGCAAAATTATATGTTTTCTTTATATATTCCAAATATTTTAAGATTTATTGTTATAAAGTTCGTTAAGAACATCCGAAACGCTTTCGCCGTTAGCCTCTTTCATACGCTTGTATTCCTCAAACGTAATGGTGTCCTTTTTGCTTTCCTCGATACGCTTGTCGTTTCGCATACGTTCGATGTCGGCATAGTAGTGTTCGCGTTCCACCAAGAACTTGTTCAAAGCCTCCGTCACTACAAGGGAATAGGAATCGCCGCCATAGAAACGTCCGTACTTACCTCCTTCAAAGCGCGTAACAAAAAGTAGGAACTCAACCACCTTCAAGGTCTTATAGTTCGCATAGATGCTACATGCAAGATTATAGACTTGTTCTTTCGAGAACTTGTCGTTCGTCACGCCAAGGAATATGAACATACCCTGTAGTATGTTGTATATCCAGTTTGCGGAATAGCCTCTGCCATATGTGATGTCTATCCGCACGAACGTAGGACTGTCCCTGCGGAAACAAGCCATAGCATCTTGCACAAACGCATTCTTGTTGGCATAGGAGAACTTGTTGCTCAGTTGCGTGAAGCTACCATACCTCGTCGTTATCTCCGTCACAAACGTCGGCTTGTTGCTGACTGCCAATGCGGTCTGTGAGTTGCCGGCTGAATGCGTTTGCTTCTGCAACAGTTCGCCTAATCTTGTCGGTGATTGTTTCTCTTCCATAATTCACGTTGTTATTATTGTTCTTTCTATTCTTAGCCCATGTGGTGCAAGCCATCTTCCAGTTCTTCATCGGATTCTTTCCGACTTTCCATCCGTTACTTTCGTAGAAAGCGTAGAAAGCCTCTGCGTCAAACGTGTAGCCTTTTTCAAGAATGTGCGCTTTTATTTCATCTATCGTAGGCTTGACAAAGCGTTCCGCTTTCTTTGGCTGAACGGAACGGAGGTAGTCTATTAGTTCTGCAAGTTTGTCAAACGAGACGCTGTCGTTTATGAATATTCCGTCGTCGCCGTCCAACTCCCACAGTTCTACTGAAGCAAGTATTTCCTCGACTTTGTCTTTTTGTTCTTCTGTTTTCGCTTGTAGCATATTTGTCGCTGATTTTTAAGTCAAACGGATGATACTCTATCAGCAGCGACTCCGACTTTGTATCACCCGTTATCAAAAAAGTTGTTTAACGTTAATATCCTATTCACTTCGCATCTAATGTCGCTGGCGATGCTTGGTGCAATTTTCTTTTGCAAAGTTACAACATTTGTTCTTGATTTCCAAATATTTTAGAGTTATTTAATTAAAACAATGTTAATTGCCGTTTTTATTGCTGTCAAAGATAAAGTTATATCCATGAATAGATTTTAGAACTCCTCTTGCTGCCATTGATACGGTATTGCGTGTTAATCCGAGGCAATCTTCTGCTTCACGGCAAGAGTTATATACAATTCCATTCTGCAAACACAAGACTTTTTTGTATTTGTATGATTTGTTTTCCCTATTATAATATTGGGTATTTCTATCTGCCCAACGTAGATTGTCAAGGCTATTATTGGTTCGATTATTTCTATCAATGTGGTCTGGAGAATAACCGTCTAAATTACCTTCTGGCATAAATGTTTGCAAAACAATTTCATGCAGTTTAAAGCGATGACGTTTAAGTGAAAGTGTTATCGTTCCTACGGAATCGGGTTTGCATTTTGCTATTACACCTTTTCTTTTGAAACGACCAAGGTTTGAGACTTGATACAAACCCTTTGGAAATACAAACTCTTTCACTTTTTCCCATCTACTGTTTCGGGAATGTAATTTCAAAACATCTTTCCAAATTTCCTGTTCCATATCTTGCAAAAACTTTGCAATCGCAACTACTAAGGTGCTCTACTACCTGTTCGTTGCGATTGCAAGTATATTGTTGTTCGTATTTGCGGCTAATGTAGAGCGCACCGCATTGAAC